TAGTGTTTTTACTATATCCTTGTCTTTTCATTTCCTGCTCGAATTTACCTATGTGTTCAGAAATATTCATCGTTAAGTGTTGTTTTTATTAATACTAAGAAGTTATAAATACATATTCTATGTTAGCGGTAATGCTAAAAACCACACCTCCGACAAGCAATCTCATAATAATTAGCTTCCTTTTCAATTCCTATAAAGTTTCGGTTAAGTTCTTTGGCTGCTAAACAAGTTGTTCCGCTTCCCATTGTATTGTCTAATACCATATCGTTTTCGTTTGAGTAAGTTTGAATAATGTATTTCATAAGTTCTAATGGTTTTTGTGTTGGGTGGGTTCTGTCTTTATGTGCCATTCTTTTGGTTATTGAAATAATACTTTTTGGATTTACTTTAGTGTTGTCATATCCTTTTGCAAATCTTGTTTCTGGTGTATTTTTTACAAGTTCTGTTTTACTTGTAGTAAACAAATTATTGTAATTATTAACAATGTTTTTTCTCCTATCTTCAACTTTTCTTTCTGTAAATTGTCTATTAAATATAGGTTGTTTATTCCAAAATAATAAAATATTTTCGTGAACACTCATTATTCTTTTACCTGCAATTAGATGTCCAACAGGCATTATTTTATCCCATATTATCTCTTGTTTGAACATTTTCAAATCATTATTTATTAGTTTTGATGCAAATGGTTGAGTTGCTGTCAAAGCTATAACGCCATTGTCCTTTATAATTCGCTTGTATTGTTTCCAAAGCAAATCCAAATCAATAATACTATCCCACTTACAAGCCGTTGTTCCATAAGGTAAATCAGCCAAAATTAACTGAACCGATTTATCAGGTATCAAAGGCATAATATCTAAGCAATCACCTTGAAATAAAGCACTACCGCTAACATCGGCTATATGCAATAGCGGTGTTTGTGCGTTCTTTAACATTTGTTCTACTATCATAATTTATCCGTTATTTAAAGTTTTGTGTTTCAAATCCGCTACTGCACATAGCCGTAGCCGTTATGCCTCATTTTAAGAAGCCTTGCAGAAACAATCAGTTTCAAATTCAAACAAATCACATTGTTGTTGTGAAAGTTCGTGCAAGTCTTGTGCTTTTGTAAATGGTCGTTGTGCCATTTCAACTAATTCTTCAATACTTTTATTTGTTCTTAAATCAAATCTTGGTATTTCTTCGGAACTATATTTTTGTTCCATTTCAAGCCACCATTTAGCACTTTCAGGATTTTCTTTTATAATTGTCAATCTCTTTTTCAATGACTTTTTAAAACACAAATCGCAGTTACCTTGATAGTCTTTTAATCCTAAATCAAAACTTTGCTTTTCCCACCAATTACGAATAAATCGGCTATCAATTTTCACTTCATCGCATAAAGGATAAATCACTTTTTTAATTTCAGCATTTACGCTTTTTCTGTGTGCTTCATCGGCTCTAATTCCAACAACTTTGATAATGTCAAAGTCTTTGTAGTTATCACGCAAATAAGCATCAATAGGTCTTTGTTTTAATTCTCTTGTGCAATTTGAAGCCATATTATTTGGCAAAGGATATTTTTTTAACATCGCCTCAAATGGTTCTCCATTTCTTGATGCTGTTTCAAAATCAACTATTGTATAAGTTGTTCCTTTTCCTTTTTCGTTATTTACTAATGCTTCAAGATAAACTAAATTTAATCCAAATTCTTTATCGCATTTATCGGCAAATTGTAAAGTTTCTTCACGTTCTTTTCCAGTATTCATAAAAACAAAAATGCAGTTTTTATAATGCGGATGTTCTTTCATATACTTTGCTAAAAATGCAGAAGTACGACCACCTGAAAACAAAACCACGTACAAAAACGAGGCATAACACGTGCTATAAGAAATAGCGGTTTCGGTGCTTTCTGAAAGTTCAGGTGTATTTTTAAAATCAGTCATAAATTTAAAGTTTAGTTTTTATCAATCCGCTACTTCTCATAGCACCATACGTTACCGCTAATTGCTACATTCGTTTTCAAAAGAAGCATTTTACTAGGAATAAACCTGTGATTGCTCCTGTTCCTGCTCCAAGTGCGTAAATAAGTTTTTGCCTTAAATCGGATAAAGCGATTTTAGAAACATTAAACGCCCAAAGCAAACTAATTGCACTTGAACAGATAAAAACCCCTAAAAACAATTGTTTTGATATTAATAACGTGTTTACCGCTACTAATCCGATTTGTATAAATGATTGAAAAAATATTTTCATTAGAATAATTTTTGTTGGTTAGTATGATTTTTAATTCGTTGCATAGCTTTGTCGTAATACTCTTTATCAAGTTCGCACGCTGTAAGGTCAAATCCGTAATCGTGGCAAGCTATTGCAATACTTCCAGAACCTAAATGCGTGTCTAATATTTTATCGCCTTGTTTTGCATATTTATCAAGAAGCCATTTATATAGTAAAATTGGTTTTTGCGTTGGGTGTATTTTTACCTCGTCTTTCGTTCTAGTAGCGGGTAATCTAAATATTTTTGATACAGTTTGAAAACTCATCCAAGCATATTCAGCAGCGCTAAAATTTTCAAATGGTTGTTCTTTATCCCAAATAACAAAACCTCTTGAACCTTTTAAATCAAAATAATTTCCACCCCAAATAATTTGATTTTTAGAAACTCTTTCTAATTCTACAAAATATTCAGGATTAGGTTTAATATCCCAATTTTCAACACTTCCATTATTCAGCATTCTGTTTTTTAATTTACCTCTTCCATGTGTACTGTCTTTTGGCATTCCGTATGGAGGATCAACAATTGCCAAATCGAAATAATTATCAGGATAGCGAGCCATAAGAGCCATATTATCCTCACACGTTATCGTTAAACCACCCACAACTAGCGGTAACACACGATTGTAGCTATTGCCAGACTGGTCTTTAATTTGAAGTTCGTTTTGCATTTTTATGATTTGTGTTTAATTTAATTACTTGGTTTATTTTTTGGCAACAGCGACAATCTTTCCCGTTACCAGCAATGCCAGCGACCGTGCTAAAACAACCGAAGTTGTGATTTAAAGTCATTAAAACGCTTTTCTTGTTTCTCATAATATTCTTGGTCTATTTCAAATCCTACAAAGTTAAACCCGCCTTTATACGCTGCTATCCTACTACTTCCACTTCCTAAATGGGTGTCTAAAATTAAATTGCCTTCTTTGGCATAGTTTGATAATAACCAATCATATAACTCTATGGGTTTTTGAGTTGGATGTATTCTATTTGTTTCACTCCATAATATTTGATAATCATTGCCTTGTACATTCCCAATGTAAGTATAAGAAAACATTTTTACATTATTCGCTCCACTAAAATAAGCAATTTCACATTCACTAAATGTTGGTGCTACTTTTCTTCTGCCTATATCACGCCCTAATTTATTCCAAATTATTCTACCGCCATTTAATCCCATTCCATCAAAGTAATTTACACCCCACACAATTTGATTTTTAGATACTCTTTTTAATTCGTTAAAATATTCTAAATCGGGTATTCCGCTATCCCAATTTTTAGGAGTAAATTTATTTCCTGTTCCTATTTGTCCTGTTTTTGCTATTCCAATTCCATAAGGTGGGTCAACTATCGCAAGGTCAAAATGGTTATCTGCATAGCGTTTTAATGCCGTTACACAATCTTCCAAATAAACCTCCGAAGAAGGCACAGCTGGTAACACGTGTTTTGCAAAAGCGGGGGTTTCCGTTTTCAAAGGAACATTATCGTTAAATATATCATTCATCTTTCTAATTAAATTTAGTGGTTAAAAGCCCCGCCTTCGCAAAGCACCATACGTTAGCGGTCAGTTAAACAACCTTTCTGCAAATAATTAGTAATTGCAATATGCAACGCTTCTAAACCCTCATTTGACATTGTTATTTTTGTAACACAAACTTTGCCTTTTATCGTTTCATATTGACAAGAAGGTGTTTCTAAATCTTCTTTATTTTCTGCCATTCTAACAAAAACTATTTCATTTATATCAGTTCCTTGTTTGTGTACTGAAATTTGTTTATTTAAACTTCTACAAGAAACTGCATTTTTCCACCTTGTAACTTTTACTTCTTTTTTAATAACCGAACCGCTAACAGCCACTTGATTTTCAGCTTTTTCTTCTGTTTTTAACTTTTTCATAAGGATTTATTTTTGATTTTTAGGTTTAACCGAAAGGACTCTTTTTATTTTTTACTTTTAACTTCATTTTCAAATGGTTTAGCTAATAATTCTACATCATTCAATATAGGTTCTGGAATCCTTACTAATTTCACAGGAACGGAATATTTTTTTTTACGTCCTGCATTTCTTTCATTATGTGTTTTCATAGTTTTAAGTTTTATAAAAGCAAAGATAGTATATTTAATTAAATTACAAAATTAATTACGTTATTTATAATTAATATAAATTAGTGTTTTAATTTGCGTACTTAAATTAAATGTATTATTTTTGTCAAACATTAACAATCTAAATTTTAACAAAATGAAAACACTATTTAAAATGATTCAAAAATTACTTTACGGAAACAAAGCATTACACTTTGTAATATGAGCAACTATGACCACGATGTATTAGGAACTGGAAACCCAGAACACCCATACAATAAAGAGCTAATTGAAGAAGAAATCTTTGAAAGTGATAATATACAGGAATGTATGGACTATTCAAAACTTGCTTATGATTATGAACCGCTTGAAAATGCGGTGTATAAACAAGAAACGATTATAGAAAAAGCGATTAGCGAAATTGATTTTTGCATCGATATTCTACATAACAACAGTCTAGCTAAAAATAGACTTCTTAAAGTGAAACATTTATTAATGAGTAATCAAATTAAACGTTATGAGAGCTAATTATATAAATAGATCAACTGGAACAGGTTTATTTATAGCTGTTGGTAATTATCATTCTATAAATGAAAATTGGTATTATCGTTACGTAACTTTAGATTATGTTATGAGGTATAAAGGAGTAGAAAATATTATAGGTATATGGAAAATTAAATCACTTAAAAATAAATAATTATGAAAAAAATCATTAAAAACTTATTCAGAAACATTGAACAGAAGTCTAAATTAGACTTAATAACGGAGCTTTTAATACACGAAAATTCAACTATTGAAGCATTATTGTTATTTGAAAAAGTAAAAGCTAACTTCATTTTTGAAATGAAACGTAGAGAAAGACAAGCGTCTTATGAATGCAGTCTTATTAATGGACTTGAAATAAAACCTAAAAAGGTTTATGATCCAAACTTTGACAAGAAGTTAGCAGATATAGAAGTAAATTATGAAATCGTAAATCCTTAAAATTATGGAAATAGCAGTATTATTAGTAGGCGTTGCATTGATTGTAGTTCTATTATTGGGAATCAAAATCATACGTAAAGATATGTATGCAATCGAAAAAGAAAACTTTAGACTTGAAAGAGATAATAAGTTATTGAAAGAGGAAAATTATAAATTGAAACGCAATGGGTAATATTTATCAAATACAACAGGACTACATTTCAATCACAAATGAACTGATTGAATCAGGAGGAGAATTAACTCCAGAATTAGAAACAGCACTTGCAATAAATAAACAAGAATTGCAAAACAAGGGTATAAATTACGGTTATGTGATTAAATCTTTAGAAAGTGACATAAGTGCTATTGACGAAGAAATTAAACGCTTACAATCGTTAAAACAAAGCCGAAGCAAAACAACGGAATTGCTTAAAAACACCATTAAAGAAGCGATGCAACTTTACGGAATCGAGGAACTTAAAACACCTACTTTGAAAATCAACTTTAGAAAGAGTGAAAGTGTGGAATGCGATGGTACTGTTCCTTCTGAATACTGGAACTCTAAAACTATCCTTACAGTTGACAAGGTAAGGATCAAAGAAGCTATCAAAGAGGGTAAAGAAGTTTTAGGAGCAGTATTAAATATTAATTATAATTTGCAAATTAAATAATAATTTACTATTTTTGCTAAATCATAATAACAGTTGGATGGGGTTGCCAACGTAATTCAACCTCTTAAATAAATATATATTATGAGTACTTCAAACAGAAGGAGCGCATTCGCTCAACCACAAAGTAATCCATCAACAAAGTTTATCGACTGGAAATCCAATGACAAAATGTTTTCTTACTATGACAAAGAAAACAAAATCAATATTCAAGTTCCTTTACCGTTTAAGTTCTTGGCACTCGATGAGATGCACACTGTAAAAGGATGGAGCGATTCTTGCCAAAGTGCAATTTATTCCAACGAGGTTAAATTTATCTCTAAAGAAATTTTAACTGTTAAACCGTTTAAAGGTAACGAAATTGCAAAAGGTCTTTATTCGGACATTAAAGAAAAAGTAAAAGCTGCTGGAGCGCACTATGTAAAATCAATCTACATTATGCTAGAAGATGGGTCGCTTGCTAATTTACAGTTGAAAGGTGCTACTTGCCAATCTTGGGGAGACTTCACTAAAAAGAATCGTTCACGTTTACCGGATGAATGGGTAACAGTTACAAAAGCTATCGAAGGTAAAAAAGGAGCTGTTAAGTTTTACACACCTGAATTTACATTTGATAAGTCACTTTCAGAAAGTGAAATAGATCTAGCAAATGAAGTGTTTGGAATACTTGAAACGTATCTTAAAGCCTATCTTGTGAAAGCTGAACCAGTTATTGCAGATTCTAATGAAATAGACTTAGAAAACTCAGGTCTTGACTACGTTGATTTAGAATATTAAAATACCATCAGTTTGTGTTTGCCTATTTGTCTAGCCACAGACACAGACTTAAAAACCACCTTAACGGGTGGTTTTTTTGTTTACAATCTAAATAATACATCAATTTTAAAGTTTTACAGCAATAAAACAGCAATAAAACAGTAAATAAAAATACATAACAGTTTGTTTAATAATGGTTTATATAAAAACGTGTAAGAAAATTATAATAAAAAACAGCAAAACAAGAAAAAACGCCCTATATATAATATATATTTTAAAAAAAGTGAAAAAAATATTTTTTACTCAAAAAGTTGAAAAAATGCTGTTTTGCTGTTTTTTTATATCTTATCCTTTGATTTTACTACAACAGCATTTTTTAAAATGAAAGTTTTTAATGTTTTTACTGTTTTATGTTTTTAGTATCGAATAATTTACTATATTTGTTATTATTAATTTATCATTTATTATATGAAATTATTTATAGTTAACAAAGAGGAATTTGACACAGACTTCCAAAGTCGAGATAGTCAAAAAACGATTCACAGAAAAGCATTTAATTCTTTAATGCAAAGTATTGGGTATGATAATTCAATTCCAAACTTTATTAATTTCGATTATGAAATGTTTAATGTAGAGTTTGAATTTACAAACCAGGTAGGAGATGTTTATTTTTTCTTATATTCAAGAAAATGATTACGATATTCTCTAAAATAACAGATGTAGAAAACCCTTTCTACAAAGAAATAAATGAAGTGTTGACTTCGTTTAAAGACGGCTCGAATGCTTCAAAAATAGAAGCTATTAGAAATGAGAAAAACAAAGAC